AATATGAAGATTCATTTAGTCCAACCATGACAGCACAAGCAGGTGTGTTTGAACAATTACCTGCAGGCATGGACTTTAAGGCATTTGACCCACAGCATCCAACATCAGCTTTTGATGCATTTACTAAATCAGTTTTAAGAAGCATAGCATCTGGACTTAACATTTCTTATCATTCTTTATCTAATGATTTAACCTCTGTGAACTACAGCTCTATTAGGCAAGGTGCTTTAGAGGACAGAAGCATGTTCCAGATATATCAACAATTTGTCATTGAACATTTTATTGAACCAGTCTTTAAGTCTTGGTTAGAAATGGCAGTGTCAACTAATTACATTAAATTGCCAGTATCTAAGGTGGATAAATTTGCAGGTTCAGTGACTTTCATACCTAGAAGTTTTGCTTGGATAGACCCACTTAAAGAAATGCAATCTAATGTAATTGGTTTACAAAATGGAACTGTCACTTATTCAGATATCTGTGCATCTTATGGTAGAGATACAGAAGAACTTTTTGAACAACATCAAAAGGAGATAGAGTTAGCAAAACAATATGGTATTGAATTAGCCTATCAACCTTTTGGAACTAAATTACCAGTAGAAGCTGTTATTACTGGTGGAGCAGAAGAAGAAGATGAGCTTTAAACCAACAGCAGGCATGAAGGAAGAAGCTCAAAGAGGTCTTGATTGGCGAGAAGAGCATGGTAGAGGTGGTACAAGAGTTGGTGCTGTAAGAGCAAGACAGATTGTAGCAGGAGAAAATCTATCAGAAGAAACAGTCAAAAGAATGTACAGCTTCTTCTCAAGACATGAAGTAGATAAACAAGCTGAAGGATTTAGTCAGGGTGAAGATGGATACCCCTCTAATGGCAGAATTGCATGGGCATTGTGGGGTGGAGATGCAGGCTATAGTTGGTCAAGACAAATAGTGGAACGACTAAAAAAAGAAGATGCGAGAGCTGTATCAGGTAAAGCCCTAGAAATGATCAAGAACAAAGTTGAAGAACACAATGAAAAAGTTGGTGATGTTGCTTCTAAAAGAACGACAGTAGGAACATTATCAAAAGTGTATGAACGTGGAATAGGTGCATATAAAACTAATCCTGCATCTGTTAGACCTAATGTCACTTCACCAGAGCAATGGGCAGCATCTAGAATTAATAGCTTTCTTTATGCTTTGCGAAATGGTAGATTTAGAAGTGGGAAGCATGATACTGATTTGCTTCCAGAAGGACATCCACAGTCAACGAAAAACAAGGAGAAAAGCATGGATAAAGTTGATGAAAGACATATCCTAAACATTGATGAAAAAGATGATTCTGTAGTTATAGAATTTTCAAAACATCATGAGGATGAAATTGAAGAATCTGAACCAGTTGAGATGACTGATGCAGAAAATGGTTATAAGGAAGATGACGAAGAAAGGAAAGTTGTTGACCTAATGAGATACAGAACTCTTGATCTATCAAGAGCTGACTATATTGATGAAGAAAACAGAAGAGTCAGAGTGGGTGTATCTTCAGAAGAACCAGTTAACAGAAGTTTTGGCAAAGAGGTGTTAGGACATAAAGAAGATGAAGTAGATATGGAATTTATGTCATCTGGAACTGCACCTTTTTTACTTGACCACGATATGACCAAACAAATTGGTGTAATCGAAGAGTTTAAACTTGATGAGACTGCTAAGAGGACAATTGCAGTTGTTAGATTTGGTAAATCTGCACTTGCTCGTGAAGTTTTTGAAGATGTAGTTGATGGTATAAGAATGAATATATCAGTAGGCTACAAAATAAATAAGATGGAACGTGTCAAAGACGACAACGATGAAGATTACTACAGAGCCAGTTGGACACCTTTAGAGGTAAGTTCAGTTGCTGTTCCTGCAGATCAATCTAAAGCTGTTGGAGTTGGTCGTTCTGAAACTAACTTAATTCACAAACAGGTGAGAAATATGGAAAACGAAAAACAAGAAATTAATCTTGAAGAAGTTAAATCCAAAACTGTTGAAGAAGCAAAAGCAGAATTTAAAAGAAACTCTAAAGAGATTCTTGATTTAGCTGTCAGACACAACAAAAGAGATTTAGCTGATAAAGCCATATCAGAAGGTATATCTGTGGAAGAGTTTAGAGGTGTCCTCTTAGAGAACATTGCTAACGATAAACCATTAGAAACACCATCAGATATTGGTATGACTAAGCAAGAAGTCAAAAGATTTAGCGTTGTAAAAGCAATTCGTGCTTTAGCTAATCCTGCTGACAGAAAAGCACAAGAAGATGCAGCTTTTGAACTAGAATGTTCAGAAGAAGCAGCTAGAGCAAATGGAACAACTGCACAAGGCATCATGCTTCCCGCAGACGTTCTTGCAACATGGGGTCAAAGAGATTTGAACTCATCAGATGACTCAACTTTAATTCCACAGGATTTTAAAGGTGGGGATTTTATAGACGTACTTAGAAATTCATCTTCAGTTATGGCTGCAGGTGCAACAATGCTAAGAGGACTGCAAGGTTCTGTTGTCATTCCTAAGAAAACTGCAGCTTCAAGCGCAGGTTGGATTGCTACAGAAGGCGCAGCTTCTTCAGAATCAGAGTTCACATCAGGCAGCGTAACTATGTCACCAAAAGTAATTGGTGCGCATACAGATGCTACTAGATTACTTCTACAACAAAGCTCATTAGATATTGAAAATCTAATCAGAGATGACCTAACACAATCAATTGCATCAGCTATTGATTTAGGTGCATTAGCAGGCTCTGGTTCAAGTGGACAACCAACAGGTATCAAAAATACTTCTGGTGTAAACACTACAACCTTTGCAGCAGCAAATCCTACCTATGCTGAAATCATTGGTATGGAATCTGCAGTTGCAGCAGACAATGCATTAATAGGCAACCTTTCATACATCTGTAAACCTGCAGACTATGGCACACTAAAAACTGTTTCTAAAGATTCAGGCAGTGGTCAGTTTGTAGTTGAGCCAGATGGAAGAATGAATGGCTATGGTGTTGTTAGATCAAATCAAGTTACTTCAGGTGATTTCTATTTTGGTAACTTCTCTGATCTATTAATTGGTATGTATGGTTCACTAGATATCACAGTTGACCCTTACAGCTTGTCTAATACAGGTAGTATTAGAATTGTTGCTCTACAAACTGTAGATGTAGCAGTAAGACATGCTGTTAGCTTCTGTGTTTCTAATGATGGCTAATTAATAAATGCTAACTTGGAATGGGGGGAGTAATCCCCCCAACTTAAATATGAAAAATTTTTTAATACTTAGAGATACAGTTGCAAAAGGGCAACGTGTCAAAGCAGGTGACATAGTAGAATTACCAGAAGATATTGGTTATGAGCTATGTGCCTATGGAAAAGCTGAACCACATGCAGGTAAAGCTAAACCTAAAAAAGCAGATAGAAGTGTTGGCTTAGAGAAGTCAGAGGAAGCTCCAAAGAAAAGAGCTAAAAAATAATGCCTTTAGAGAGTGCTGCAGATTTTTCTTCATATCTGGATGCAACAACAGGTCATGCAGTCACTGCAACATTCTTTGAAACAGGTGTTTTATTTGATGGCTTTCCACTGATTGATAGTCTGGGATTTATTGATGATGGACTTTCAACGCTAATAAACATTATTATTGATGATGGTTATTTTGATATAGGTGGTCAGTCTGTAGATGTGGCAGGTTTTGAACCAAGAGCTATATTAAAAATATCAGATGCACCTAATGTTTCACACAATGATAAGTTGGTTGTAAATGCAATAACAACAGATCAAGGCAATACACTTAAAGCTCAAACTGAATACAGGGTAAGATCAGTTGAGCCAGACAATACAGGTCTAGTTTCTCTAGTCTTAGAGGAGCAATAATGTCTCAGTTTAGATTAGAAACAGAAGCAGATATGGCAGCATATCTTGATGTTGATTTTGGTCATGCTGTGTCAGCAACTTACACAAAAGATTCTGTAGATACTACAGTCAATCTTATTCTAAATAATGAATATTTTGAACAAGATAATGGTATTGGTGTAGAAGCACTAAAACCAGTTGCATATCTAAGAACTGTAGATGCACCAAATGCTAGTTTTGGTGACACATTAGCAGTCAGTGCAATAAAAGATGTAAATGGTAATACACTGAAAGCTGCTCAAAATTACACCATAGTTAATGTGCAAGCAGATAGAACAGGTTTCTCTGCTTTTGAATTAGAGGAAGTCTAATGGCACATGTAAGACAACAAATAAGAGAATATTTTGGTACAACACTTACTGGTCTTACAACTACAGGAAGCAGAGTGCATGAATCCAGAGTCTATCCTTTAGAATCTTTGCCTGCTTTAGTTATTTACACAAAATCCGAAACTTCAGAACCAGTAGTTATAGGTTCTGCTAGAGAATTACTAAGAGAACTAGAAGTAGTTGTTGAAGGCTATGCAAAAGCAACTACCAATTTTGACGATACAATTGATACAATATGCAAGGAAGTAGAAGAAGCAATTGCAGCAGACCCTACATTAAATAGTGTAGCTAAAGATGCATTTATATCTTCTACTGAAATTGATTTTAATAGTGAAGGAGAAAAACCTTTAGGTTTTGTGACTATGACCTTCACAGTTCAATATCACACACATGAAAATGATGTTGAAACAGCAATATAGGAGTTAAACATGAAAATGATTAGTCCAGATGGTAAAGTTTCTATAGATGCTCATCCTTCTAAGGTTGAGTCTTTATTGAATATGGGTTGGAAGGAAGAAGCAGTCCAGTCTAAAGACAAAGTTAAATCTTCTTCTAAAAAGTCTAAAGACGAGGTAGAAAATGGCAACACATAAAGGTAGTGAGGGAGTTGTAAAGGTTGGAACTAACACTGTTGCAGAAGTTAGATCATACTCAATTGATGAATCAGCAGATGTGCTTGAAGATACAAGCATGGGTGATTCAGCAAAAACCTACTTAGCATCTTTAACTTCTTTTTCTGGAAGTTTAGATGTTTTTTGGGATGAAACTGATACTTCTGGTCAGGGTGCTTTAACTGTTGGCTCATCTGTGACTTTAAATGTATATCCAGAAGGTGCTGATAGTGGCGATACCTATTATTCTGGTACAGCACTTGTTACTGGTGTTTCAAGGTCTGGTTCATTTGATGGCATGGTAGAAGCAAGCATTACAGTACAAGGTTCTGGTGCATTAACACAATCAACAGTCTAAGATGAAGGCTATTGAAAACGCTAAGAAGCATTTTGCAGAGCAAGATGTAAAAGTAATAAAAGTGCCAGAATGGGGTACAGAAGATGAACCTTTAACAATATACAGCAAGCCATTAACGTTAGCTGAAACTTCTAAGCTCTATAAAATGAGCAGAGAAGATGATCTAACAATGATGGCTTATGTATTAATCTATAAGGCACTTGATTCTAATGGTGATAAGTTATTTACACTGGAAGATAAACAAGCTCTATTAAATAACGTTGATAGAGAAGTTTTGGTTGATGTAGCTCAAAAAATTATGGGTCAAGAACCTATTGAGGATGTCAAAAAAAACTAATAAAGGATGCTAATTTATATACACAATATCAGCTTGCAGAAAAATTAAATAAAACATTGCAAGAACTACAACAAATTAGTGTCCAAGAATATCAAGGGTGGATTGCTTATTTTGAAATAATGGCAGAAAAGGAAGATGGCAAATAAAAAAGTCAAATTTGAACTAACAGCAGTAGATAAAACAAAAGCAGCTTTTGATAAAGTGACAAAAGGTCTTACTACTGTTGGTGGTGCTGCTGCTAAAGCAGCAAAAGGTGTAGCAGGTGTAGGTTTAGCTGCAGGTGCTACAGCAGGTGCATTAGCTCTGTTAGTTGATAAGTCATTTCAAGCTGTAGATGCAATAGGTAAAACAGCTACCCAGTCTGGTATAGCTACTGACACACTACAAGCATTTCATTTAGCTGCTAGAGAATCAGGTACAACCATTGAAGGTGCTAATGCAGCACTTATCAAGTTTGCTAGAAGTGTAGGTGATGCTCAAAGAGGTCTAAAAACTCAAGCAGACATATTCAAAGATTTAGATGTAAATATACACAATGCAGATGGCTCAATGAGGTCATTTGATGAAATCTTATTTGATACTGCAGTAGGCATTACAAGTCTTGGCGATCAAACAGCTAGAGCAACAGCACTAGCAAATCTATTTGGCAGGCAGGGTATATTTTTAACTGGTGCTATAACCAACTTATCAGAAGTTGGTATGAAAAACTTTATTCAAAGAGCAAAAGATTTAGGGATTGTTCTTTCTGAAAGAGTCATAAGAAGAACAGAAGCATTTAATGATGCTGTTGGTGTTGTAAAAATGCAACTAGGCTCTTTCATAAACAACATAACCACTTCATTTTTGCCAGTGTTCGAAAGTCTGCAGACAGTAATTGCAGAAGCAATACAGGAAATGATTGATTCTGCAGGTGGCATGGATAAGTTAGGCATGAATATTGCTAACTCAATTATTGATGCAAGTGCTAGTGTGATTGAATCTGTAGGACAGATGCAGTTTGCTATTGCAGATTTTGTTATTAATTTAGAGCAAACATTCCCCAGAGCTTCTATAAGTTTTGGAAAATTTGTTGTTGATTTTTTAGATAAATCAGTTTTGCTTGGTGGTGCTGCAACTGATGTTGCAGGTATTTTATTAGACCTTAAACAAGCAGAAATAGATTTAGCTAAAGCAGAACGCAATGTAGCTAGTAGAGAATTTTTAAATAGAACAAAAAAAGCTGCAGATAATTTGCGTGGCATGAAAATGACTGCAGAAGATTTACTAGATACAAATAACAAACTAACTAAATCTAATAAAGAGAATACTGAATCTTTAACAGATCAATTAAATCCATTGCAAAGATTAATTTCTGAATATACTCATCTACAAGAACAATTAGAAAAAGGCATAGTAGCATCAATGAAAAAATTTGAAGATGCTATTGTTGAGGGTGTTAAAAATGGAAAATTAGCATTTAAGGATTTTGCTGATTTTGTCATTGAGGAAATGTTAAGAATTGCAATCAGAAGAGCTATCATTGCACCTATAGCATCTGCATTAGATGCATTTATGATGGCAGCTTTTTCAGGTACAACTGGTGGTGGTGGTGGTGGAACTTCTGGTAATTATCCTGCAGGAGTGTCTTTTGATGGTGGTGGTTATACTGGTATGGGAGCAAGGTCAGGTGGTTTAGATGGTAAAGGTGGCTTTCCTGCATTATTGCATCCTAATGAAACTGTCATTGACCACAATAAAAATCAAGCAATGGGAACTACAGTTAACTTCAATATAAATACTGTTGATGCTTCTGGTTTTGATGATTTATTAGTAGAGAGAAAAAATTTATTAGTAGGTTTAGTGTCACAGGCTATGAACCAAAAGGGTAATGCAGGATTAATATAATGAGTTTTCCAACAACAATAAAACCATCATCAATATCTGTAGCATCTAATAGACCTAATACTATTTTCTACACACTATCTGGTAAAAGAAGTATTAATCAATTTGCATCACAATATTTTACTTTGACTGTAAATATGCCATTAATGACTAATGCATCATTTCAAGAATACAAAGCATTTTTAATATCAAAAAAAGGTGGCTTTAGCACTTTTACTTTTGAATACCCAGTGGATAATGAAGGAGCAGATAAAAGCAATACATCTGTTGCTGCTAGATCAGCACATTCTATAGGTGATACAACCATTGATTGTGATGGTTTTTCTGCATCTACAACTGATGCATTAAAAGCAGGTGACTTCATTAAATTTAACAGTCATAACAAAGTTTATACTGTGGTTAGTGATGTTGATTCTAATAGTGGTGGAGAAGGCACAATAACTATTGAGCCACCACTACAAGCTGCAGTTGCAGATAATGAAGCAGTAGATGTTAATAAGCCAGTATTTACTGTAGCTTTAAATCAAGATGATGTTCTTTATACAACAAGCGCATCAAATCTATACACATTAAGTTTTGAAATTCGTGAGGTAATCTAATGAGCAGAGATTTAGCTGCAGGCATTGTTTCACAGCTAAATAATGAAGGCATTAGACTTGCTTATTTAGTTAAATTAGAAACTTCAACAACAATCCTTTTAACTGACCACAGCAAAAATATAACTTATGATTCTGATGCTTATGTTGCAGATGGCTCTTTATATTTAACTGACGAGATAGATGAACATAGTGATTTACAATATTCAAATATAAATATTGAATTAGTAAATCCAACTTCTACTAATAAAAATATTTTCTTAACTGCAGGATATGTTAATAAAGCAGCTAGTGTGCATTGTGCTTTTCTTGATGCAGATGAAACGATCATTGCTGCTTTTGAATATTTTGTAGGCACAATATCTTCTGCAACAGTAGCTGATACTCCAAGAGGTCTTGTTGTAGAAATAGAATTAGCAAGTCACTTTAGAAACTGGGAAATTCAAAGAGGTAGAAAATACACAGATGAATCACAGCAAAGTATTTTTGATGGTGATAAAGGTATGCAATTTGCTCATTTGGCTAAAAATGATCTTAGTTGGAGAGCCTAATGGTTGACCCTATTACAGCTCTTAAAATTATATTTTATGTAGCAACTGGTGTTGCAAGTTATAAATCCTATAAAAAAGCTAAGAAACTAGAAAAACAAGCTAATCAATTATTAATACAAAAATATGGAACTGGTGGTGGTATTCCAGTTGCTTATGGCACAAGAAGAATAGCAGGTACTGTTTTGTATGCAAACACAGTTAACAATAGAGAACTTTTTGTAGTTTATGCATTGTGTGTTGGTGAGATACAAAACATTTCAAACATTAAAATAGGTGGCAGACCAGTTAGTGACAGAAGTGTGTTTGACCATCACCTGCAAAGAAACTCAAATTATTATGGTTCGACTACTCAAGAAATAAACAATATTTTAGCTAACCAAGACCCACCATCAAAACCTAGAATGGTTTTTAATTGCCACATGGGAGAAGATGATCAAGCAGCAGACCCTATGCTTGTTGGTTGCTTAACAGAGTGGACTTCAGCACATAGATTAAAAGGTATTGCTTACATTGCTGCTAACTTTGATTATGATTCTGGTGGTGGTATGTTCAGAGGTTTGCCAGAAATAACTTGTGATATACAAGGCAAAAAATTATATGACCCTAGATTAGATTCCACAGTTACTAATGGTTCTGGTAGTCACAGGATTGCAGATAAAAGCACTTATGCATTTACAAACAATTCACCTTTAGTTTTATTAGATTATCTAACTAATACTGAATATGGAAAAGGCATAGCCACGTCATCTATTGATATGCAATCTTTTATGGATGCAGCAGATAAAAATACAACACAGCAAACAATTACACATTCAGCTACAGTTGTTAGGCTTAGTGATGATGACACTTTAAGATTTGAAAATACTTCTGCAAATGCAGATGTTTTTAATGCAATAAAAATAGGTAATCAAGTGACTGTTGCTGTTAGTGGCACTACCTATGCTTCAGGCACTGTTATTGGAAAGTCTTATAATCAGAGGTTAGATTCTTTTGAAAAAACATATGGTGAAAGCAATGCAAGTTATTCAGAGCCTAGATTAACTATAAATATGATACAGCTTAGTGAGGGTGCTGTGACTACAACAATAGGCTTTACTGAAACACCAGTCACTATATCAGTCACAGAAACACAGGACAGATTCCCTTTTAATGGTGTTATAGATACTGAAGAAACTTTATTTGATAACACTAAAAAAATACTTTCCAACATGCGAGGTATATTTACTTATACAGATGGTAAATATTCTTTAAAAATAGAAGATGCAGAAGCAGTAACTTTAGCAATTGATGATGATGATATTTTGGATAGTGGCATAAAAGTATCAATAGAAAATAAGGAAGAAAAATATAATATTGTTGAAGTAGAATTTGCTAATGCTCAAAAGGATTATGAGTTAGATACCATAATTTATAAACATACTTCTGAAACAGCAGGTCAAGACTATAAGTATGATGATAATGGTGAAGAGCTAAAATTAGTTATTGAGATGCCTTTTGTCACTAATGCAAATCTTGCATATCAAAATGCAAAAGCATCTCTTTTAAGATCAAGAAATAATAAAAGCATATCTTTTACAGGAACACATAAATTACTTAATGTAAAAGTTGGTGAATTAATATCAGTCACAAATTCAGAATTAGGTTTAAGTGCTGAACAATATAGAGTGACTAAATTAAGCATAAATCACAATTTAACTGTTAATGTTAATGCTGTGATTTATCAATCAGATATCTATGGATATGTAACACCACCAACAGAAAACATAACAATTCCAGATGATTTAATTGATTCATTTAAAGCTGATGCACCAACATCTTTAAATTTTGTTGCAAAAAATACTTCAACAGGAGTGCAACCTTATTTAACTTGGACTGATTCAACTGAATATCCATCTTATGAATTTAGAGTTGTTATTAAAGATTCAGGTGGTAATGTTAAATATGATGGCAGAACTAAAAATACCTTTTTTAATCTTACAGGCATAGAAGTAGCAAATGGATATGTTGCTGAAGTCAGCTCTTTGAATACAAATTATGTAGAATCTGATGCAACAACATATACATTTAATAATTCTGTACCACCAGTGCAAACAGGTGATCTTGGAGATGATGCAGTTACAAATGCAAAAATTGCAGTTAATGCAATACAAGGTGACGTAATTGCTGCAGGTGCTATTACTGAATCTAAAATTGGTTCAGATGCAGTGACAACAGCTAAACTTGCTAATGATGCAGTTACTGCAGATATTATTGCTACTAATGCTGTCACTACTACAGAAATAGCAGACAGCTCTATATCAACACCAAAAATTATTAGTGGTGCTGTAACAGCAGGAACAATAGCAACAGGTGCTGTCACTGCAGACAAAGTTTTAGCTAATGCCATTACAGCAGGCAAGATAGCGACTGGTGCTGTCACTACTGACAAACTAGATGCTAATGCAGTCACAGCAGCAAAAATAGCTGCTAATACAATCACTGCATCACAAATAGCAGCAGGCACAGTCACAGCTACAGAGATAGCTTCTAATACAATTACAGGCTCACAAATAAATACTGATTTATTAAATGTGAAACATTTTGATAATGTCAGCACAGACATAAAAAGTCATTTAGCAACAGAAACTTTTGTGCCTTTGCTTAGATATGGAGAAGCAATAAGAGGTGCAGGCGGTACTACAACTTATACAGGTTCTAATGCATCTTTTGTGCCAGTAACAATAACTCAAGTCAGAAACAATGCCACATATACAGCAGTATTATCTGCTGTGTTAGGAGATGTTAATGGTGGCAGAGTTCAATATTCACTAAATAATTCTACTTGGGTTGATGCATCTGGTGGTGAAAGCAATATTTACTGGAACGCAGGCACTTATAGAGGTTATGTTTATATGTATCAAGGTCAAATCACTACATTAAGCAGCACACAATCAACTGTTTATTGGAGAGTTTATTTTTCTGGTGGATACAATCACACACACATGCAATTGCATGTAACTATGGACAATACAACATAATGAAGGATTTTACAGTTTATAAAACAGCTACAGGCATCATTGAACACGTCACAAGCTCGGATTGTGAGTTAAGCGATATTCCTATTGAAGATGATGAAACTATTGTTGAGGGCAATTATTCACCATCAAAATTTAAGTTTGTTAATGGTGTAGCAACCGAAATTACATTAGAATAGGGAAGAGGTTATAAATGGCAACACACGATTACAATATAGCTAACCAAACAGGAGCTAACTTTAGAACTGACCTTAATAATGCCCTGTCTGCAATACTATCAAACAACTCATCTGCATCAGAGCCAACAACAACTACTGCATACATGTTATGGGTTGACACAAGTAACAGTCTTTTAAAATTAAGAAACTCAGCAGATGATGGATGGATAACATTACCTTTATCTATATCAGCAGATAATACTGTTGATATAAATGGTGGTACTGTTAATGGTATAACCTCATTATCATTTAGCTCAGGCTCAACAGTCACAAGCATATTAGATGAAGATAGTTTGTCATCTGACTCAGATAGTGCTTTAGCTACACAGCAATCAATTAAGGCTTATGTAGATGCACAAGTCACAGCACAAGACTTAGACTTTCAAGCAGATTCAGGTGGTGCATTAAATATTGATCTGGATTCAGAAACATTAACTTTCACAGGTGGCACAGGTATAGATACATCTGGTTCTGGTAATGAAGTTACTTTTGCTATAGATAGCACAGTGGCTACTAAGACCTATGTACAACAGCAAATTACAGCAGAAGATTTAGATTTCCAAGCTGATAGCGGTGGTGTTCTAAATATAGATTTAGACTCAGAAACATTTACTCTATCTGGTGGTACAGGTATAGATACAACAGGTGCTGAGAATACAGTTACTTTTGCTATTGATCCT